GAGAACACGTTCCGGTTCACGTACCGGATCAACGGGGCGCCCGCGTGGAAGACCACGCTCACGCCCTACAAGGGCACGCTGGCCCTCAGCCCGTTCGTCACCCTGGCCGCACGGTAAGGGAGGAGACAAATGCCCCACTTCGGAGCCGAAGACGTTCTCTGCCAGCCGCTCCTCTACCCGGCCGCGGACGCCGGGGGTCGCACGTCGTCGTACTACAGCCTCAAGGGCGCGGTGAAGGCCTGGATCGACGTGATCGTCACGCAGGGCAACGCCGCCACCATCCTGCTGAGCCCGATGCAGGCTCTCACGGTGGCGGGAGGGACGCCGATCGCCTGCCGGGCCGCCCGCATCTGGACGAAGCTGACGACGACGGCGGTGAACTTCACCGCGCAGACCGAGGCGACGACCTACACCACGGACGCGGGCGTCTCGAACAAGGTCGTCCGCTTCGAGCTCGACCTGAACAAAGTCCTGACCCCGGAGTCGGCATCCGGCGTCTACGACTGCGTCGCCATCTCTACGGGCGCCAGCAACGCGGCGAACATCACGGCGGCCACCCTGTACTGGATCCCGAGGCATCACGGGGCCACGTCGGAAAGCGTCATCACCGACTAGTCGGCCGTGGACGTTCCTGGCAGGTTCTCCCGCGCGGGCCTAACCTCCCGCGCGGGAACCATCGCGGAAGGGGTGCAGACGATGAAGGTGCGTATTCTCAGCGGAAACGCCAAGGGCCAGATCGTCGAGATGAGTCAGACCGAGGCCGAGGTCAACATCGCGACCGGCTACGCCGAGGCGGTCGTGGACGCGATGGTCGCGCCCGAGGTCGAGCCGGAGGAAACGCGCGCAGTCGTGAGTCAGCCCCAAGAGAACGACGACACCCTCTGAGGGTCGGTTCGCCATGCGCTCGAACCTCTACGTCGCGACGAACGGTGCTCCGGCGAGCGAACCGATCACGCTCGCGGAGGCAGCCGAGGTCTGTCGCGTCGACGAACCTCTCGACAGCCTGATGCTCGAGAGGTTCATCAGGTCGGCCCGGGAATGGGCGGAAGCCGCGACGGGCCGAGCGTTCATCACCCAGAGCTGGGAGCTGAAGCTGCCTTGTTTCCCGTGGTGCGCGATCGAGCTACCGAGGCCACCACTGATCGAGGTCACGTCCATCAAGTACCTCGACACGGCCGGAGTGGAGCAGACCTGGACGAACACGAATTACATCGTGACTGGCGTCGCAGAGGCTGGGGGGCGCGGCTGCATCGAGCCGGCCTATGGGATCAGCTATCCCTCCACCTATCCGGTCCCGGACGCTGTCCGCATCGTGTTCAAGGCTGGCTACGGGGCCGCCGGAGCGGTTCCGCAGGGCATCAAGGATGCCCTGGGCCGGTACATCGCCGAGGCCTACCAGAACCGTGAGCGCCCCGACTTCTCGGCGGCGACCGCGGCGATCTGGCCGTGGGTTGCGGTGAGGTTCGACTGATGCTCGCGGGCAACCTGGACCGCCGCGTCACGTTCGAGCGGGCCACGGCCACGCAGGCGAGCCCGTCCGGGGAGCAGGTGCTCACCTGGGCCGAGGAGCGCAGCGTGTGGGCTCAGGTGGAGCCGCTGTCCGGGGTGGAGCTATTCCGCTCGCAGCAGCTCGGGGCGAAGGTGGACACGCGGTTTCGCATCCGCTGGCCTGGTGCCTCGGTGGAGATCACCCCAGACGAGACGCTCCGCATCTTGTACGAGGGGCGGTACTACGACATCCGGTCGGTGGTCGAGCTCGGGCGCCGCGAGGGCCTGGAGATCATGGCCGAGGCGGCGGCCGACTGATGGGCGCCGTCACCATGAAGATCACCGCGGAGGGCTTTCGGAGCCTCCACCAAGCCGCCGCTGTTGCCGCCGCGCTGGGGCAGAAGGTGGCGAACCGCGAGGTGCTTGAGAAGGCGCTCCTTCGGGTCGCCCAGCCTCTGGCTCAGGAGATGCGCCAGGGCGCCCCCAGCAGCGGGCGGACGCCCTACCTGGACAGCCTGGTCGGGTCGATCGAGGCGGTGGTAGACAAGGAGGCCCGGAAAGAGGGCACCGCGGCCGTCCTCGTGGGGCCGATGAAGCGGAAGGGCGGCCATGGCTGGCTCGCTCACTTCTTCGAGTTCGGGACCTCGAAGCTCCCCGCTCGGCCGTTCATCCGCCCCGCCTGGGACCGGGCCCTGCCGACCCTCGATGACGACATCTCTTCCGCGATCAAGGAACAGTTCTTCCGGGTCGTGCGGAAGTACGCCAAGAGGGCCGCGTGATCGAGGACGCCCTGCGCTCGGTACTCCTGGCGGACGCCGCGGTCTCGGCGCTCGTGGGAACTCGCGTGGCGCCGATGAAGCTCCCTCAGGGCGGCACGCTCCCGGCGATTGTCTACCAGCGCATCTCGACGATCCCGCGGATGGGGATGGAGTCAGAGGTGGGGCCCACGCGCAGCCGCGTGCAACTGAGCCTCTGGGCGGACACCTTCCAGCAGGTGCGGGCGCTCACAACCGCCGTGCGGGCCGCCCTACAGGGCTGGTCCGGCCCGGCGGCCGGGGTGGACATCAAGCTCGTCAGCCTCGCGAACTGGCTCGACGACTACGAGCCGGGGCCGCCGGAGCGGTTCCGGGTGATAGCCGACTTCTACGTGATGTCGATGGAAGGTGCCGCATGAGCGGCTCCGTTTTCTTGAGGAGGTAAGCTGTGGCAGCTTCCGTAACGTCCCAGGTCAATCTGCAGGTCTCCGCGCAGTACTCGAACACGGTGGGGCTGCAAGACGTCGTCGCCCCGTTGTCGCTGATGAAGACGGTCGCTCTGGCGAACGGGGTGGGCGCCCAGCAGGCCGACAAGGTCTTCTCCGCGCAGTACTCGATCGCCACGGGCGCGACCCAGTCCATCGACGTGGTGGGCTCCCTCACCGACGCGATGGGGGTCGCGTTCACGCCGGCCAGGATCAAGGCGCTGTATATCGGGAGCGCCGCGGCGAACACGACGAACCTCACGTTGTTCGGCGACGCCGCGTCGGTGCCGTTCCTGAACACCGCGGCGACCACGATCACCCTGCGTCCGGGCGGCGCGATCCTGCTGTGCAACCCCGACGCGACCGCCTTCGCGGTGACCGCCACGACCGCCGACATCATCAAGATCGTCAACGCCGCGGGCGCGACCGCCGTGGTCGACGTCGTCATCATCGGCTGCTCGGCGTAGGGCGCGGTTCAGGTCTAAGGAGAAAAGCACATGGCAGCCACCGGCGACATCGGATACCAAGACCGCCTGCAGTACGAGGCGACCCCCGTCGGGTCCGGCTCGTGGACGACCGTCTACCAGGTCAAGTCCATCACCGCCCCGAAGAAGACCACGAAGAAGGTCGACTTCACGCACCTCGAGAGCCCCAGCCGAACGAGCGAGTACAAGGCCGGCTTCGGCGAGTACAGCGCGGCCAGCTTCGAGGCGGTCTACGACCCGGCGAACGCCTCGCAGGGGCAGATCCTCGCGGACAACGACGCGGGGACACAGCGGACGTGGCGCATCTTGCTCCGCAACTCGGGCACGACCGCGACCGAGGAGACCTGGACCTGGCTCGGACACGTGGGAGAGGCGGGCCTCGCGTCCATCTCGAACGAGGACCCGCACATGCTGAGCGGCACGATCGAGGTCGACGGCGCCATCACCATCACGTAAGAGGGGGCGCCAATGCCGAACGAGCACCGAGGAGAGATCAGCTTCGGGGCGCTCGGGCGAGAGCTGTTCGTGGTCTACGGGACCCGGGAGATTGCCGAAGCGTGGTCGGCCCTCGGGTTCCGTAGACCAGACCCGTTCCAGCCCGTCGCGTTCGAGGAGGTCGACGGCCGCCGCGTCAGGATCGGATTCGCTGAGCGTTACCAGCGGGTGAAGGATGCGTTCGATGCCGTGTTCATCAACCCCGACCCCGAGGCGCTGCGGAAGTGCATCCGCTGTGCCCTCGGGCGATGGGAGAGACAGGGCGGCACGAAGCTATCCGACGTCGAGTTCGAGCAGTTGTGCGACGAGCAAGGCCTCGCGGGGCTGGCCAAGCTGCACTTTACGACCTACCTCAGCGCGCTCAAGTCGTCCCCGGTGGAGGGCGAAAGCGCGGAGGACTCCGACCCAAACGCACCGAGCGCGGCCCCAGTCTCCTTGACGTCGAGCACCTCTTAGGGGAGGCGCTGCGGTGTGGCCTAACGCCCGCCGAGTTCTGGGAGCTGACGCCGCGCGAGGTGGTCGCGGTCGTGCGCGGGTACTCCCGCCGCACGATGGATCTGCTCGAAATCTCCATCTCCGGCGCCTGGCACGGGGAGGGCTTCGCCCGAACAAAGCGGCTCCCGGACCTCGGGAAGATGTTCCGCCGGAAGGGCAGGGCGGCGAAGATCGACAACGTGCTGACGATGAGGGAGACGCAGCGGTGGCGCGAGTACTTCGCGGATCAGGCCAAGAGGTGAACCGTGGCCGGTGAAGAAGTAATCGGACGGCTGCTCGTACAGCTTGGCGTCGACGCGTCCCAGCTCTCGCCCGACATGCAGCGGGCGCTCACGAAGGCCCAGTCGGAGCTCGCGCAGGGCAACCAGAAGATCAGCCGTGCCACGGTGTCGGCGCACGACAGCGTGATCAGGCAGCTCAACGCGATCACGAACAAGATCAGCGGGCAGAAGGCGACGAACGAGCTCAACTTGATCGCCCAGGCCGTCCAGCGAATGGGCGGCACGGCGGCTCTCGGCGGGCAGCAGCTCGACCGACTGCGAGTGCAGGTCAACGCCCTGGCGGCGGCTGGCGCGAAGGTGCCGGCGAGCCTGTCGGGTCTCACTGGGAGCGTGACCGGGATGGGCGCCGCGTTCCGGTCGCTCACGACGGGTGGAGGGGTGTCGGGCGCCCTGGCGTCTCTCGGCCCGGCGGCGCTCGGCGCCGCTGCCGGGTTCGGGGCCATCACGGGCGCCGGGCTCGCGGCAGCGCAGGCGATCGGGGATCTGGCGAAGCGCGGCTCCCAGTTGTCGGACCTCTCGGCAAAGACACAGATCGGAGTCGAATCGCTCCAGCGAATGGGCTACGCGGGTTCGCTCGTCGGAGTCTCGATCGAGACGATCGCGTCCGCTTCGCTCAAGATGGACCGCGCCCTGATCGGTTCGCCGGAGAAGTTCGCGAAGCTCGGCCTGTCCGTTCAGCAGCTCCTCGAGATGGGGCCCGAGCAGCGATTCGAGGCCGTGTCCGAGGTACTCAGGCAGTTGCCGGAAGGTCCACAGAGGACGGCGGCGGCGTTCGATCTCCTCGGTCGTTCCGCCGGCGAGGTCTTGCCGTACTTGACGAGCAACCTCGCAGAGCTGCACGCGGAAGCCTCGACCCTTGGATTCGTGCTCGACGAAGAGACCGTCAAGTCCGCGGACGCCCTCGATGATTCGCTCACGCGCCTTGGCACGGCGACGTCCGCGTTCAAGATGCAGCTCGCGGCGATCGCCCTTGGTGCCACGGATGGGGCCAAGGGGATCGACGACCTCGCGGTCGGAGTTGGCAACCTCGCGAAGTACATCTCAGACAACCGCGCCGCCTTCGAGCTGTTCGTCCAGGTGGCAACCCGGGCGGCCGGGCTCGGCGGTTTCGGACAGCTCGCCAGCCTGGGTGGCCTGGTAGTCGAGAAGACGCCAGGAGTCAAGACGCCACTATGGAAGCCCGGCAGCGTAGCGCCGCCCACCATCGACTTCGCTGGAATCGCGGCGCGCGGGCAGATCGTTGCCGAGCGTGGCAAGGCGGACGACGCAGAGGCGAA